TGTCCTCGTAGGCTTTTTCTTTAGGGGTAACTAACTCGTATTCATTAGGGTCATACCCAAGAGCTAGCAACCTGCTACGGCGTTCTTCTTCGGTCATTGTATATGAGCTGCACCAGCCTCCGTTGCGCTGCCACTACCTGCGGGTGACCAGTTGTGAGCAGCTTTAATTTGTTGTAGTAGCTTATTTTTACTGGTATTAGCATCCGTTAAACGGCTTCTAGCTTCTAGTACCTCCTTTGGATTAGCTTCCACAGGCTCACTACCAGTCAAATTTTCCCAGCGTCCACGCCTTGGCCTAAGACCTTCATCAACGATTGCAGTATCTCTTGCAATTATATCGTCTATCGCCGCTGAAGTGTTTTTAAAAGCGTTTATAGCAGCTTCTCGCGTCATGTTCATGTATGGATTTTCTACAGGCTCTCCCGTAGTGTCTGCCGTAGGCTCTCCCGTAGGTGATGTTGTTACAGGTGCATCTCCACCTCTCCTTCTTATAGTGTTACCCGCAGAGTCAGTTTGTTCGCCTGCTTGCTGCCTGTAAAAATCAGCTAAAGGATTAGCCGCACTCGACGACGGCTTATCTGCCGTTCTAAACTTTGACAACTTATCTATAGCTAGCTGATCTCCGCGCATAGCCCTAGCCCTAAGTTCTTCCAGTATTCCTTCCGACGCTACTTTCTGCTGCCTTGCTTGTCTAGTAGGTAGACTTTCCATGTACTCACGATTCATCTCGTTAGCAACGCCTTCTCTACCGGGGCGGAAAAGTTTATCCATCATACCCGCAATCGGCCTAACAAGTGCCGGTGTTTGTGCTAGAGATTCCGAGCGCGGATCAACGTATGCCGGTGCAAACCCTTGGCTATCTGCAGTTCTCGGTGGTTCTGGTACAGGCCACCCTGCACGTTGAGCATTCACGGCTCGCATGATCCAGTCTTCTAACTCTGGCGTTAGCTCTACGTCCCTCGAATATCTTTTGCGTCTCTCTTCTTCAGTCATCAGTTTATCCTTTTAAATTAAAGTCAGCCGCAGATCGTATCAACAAACTAGCAGCATTGCGAATATTGTTGGAACCTTTATCCATAACACACCACCATCTACGACTGACTAAATTCTACCAACCTAACTTACCTATGTTTTGTGCAACACCTACGCCTTGGCCTATACGGCTAAGCCACGAAGGCTGATTGGCTTGGTATCCTGCAGATTGTCCTGCAAGATTGAAAACATTATTCGCAAAGCCTTGCTGTTGCCCTGTGTTACCTGCCAAATTTGGGCTAGAAAAGTTAGCCGCACCAAACTGCTGCGACGGACGGCCTAGCGCAACTTGCAACGGATCAAATCCACTACGCGATGCAGGAAGGAACGAGGTAGCTTGACCTAGCGCACGGCCCAAGGCATCACGCCGCCCTTGCACACCTTGGCCAAAGGTCATTGCGTTAGCAACAACGTCACTCATCGAGCGCGGCCCACTTGCAGAACCCGTCTGAACACCTTGACGATTTAAACCGCGTTGAACTTCTTCACGCTCGCTGCCACCTAACGCACCAGTAAAGTAACCACCGGGGCGGTTTGGATCGTACATAGGGTTTTCTTTAAAACCACTAGGTGCATTAGGATCAGCTAACTGAGCTTGCTTAGTACGCGGATCAACAAAGCTACCCAACAAGTCACCTAGCATACCGCCAGCCGCAGCACGTTGTTGATAAAATGGTTGATCTACTTGCTGTGCTTTAGCATAAGCCTCATCTATAAGCTGCCCTCCCGGCCCACGTAGCACACCAAGCTGTGTGCCAGCACCCATCATCGCATCACGATACGATTCATCACGGCCTATCTGACCGTACTGAGGTATCATCTCTTGCGCTAAGCCAAGTTGACCTAAAGCTGCTGGTCTAGCGTATTGTCCAAATAGTCTTTGCTGATCTTGTATGTCAAGCTCAGACATATCCGACATCATGCGACGATAGCCGGGATAACCTGCTGCTGGTTGTTTAGCTGTTTCTGCGTTATATAAAGGATTCCCTGGCCCTCTACCTTCAGCGTCAGGGCCACCATAACCGCGCATCATTGCTTGCATCGACTCTTGCGTAGTTTCACCCACGCTAGGCGATGGCCTATTACCTAGTTGACTTAAACCATATATAGTTGCAAGTCCACCAAGACCTCCCAGCATATCATCATACCATGGCATAATTTTATCTCCTTAACTGCTAGCCATTAAGCCAGCTTGTTCTAACCTGTACGTCAGGTAATTTATTTTCTCCGCCATAATAATCAATGCTTCTCTTGTGCCAGCATCCGTACTTAGATCTTTAGCACCTATTGAAGTTTGATCTGCAGCAGACGCACCTGTGTCTACACTAACACCATCTATTGCCGTTATGTCTCCCACGTGCGTACATTGTTTTGCTGCGCCTTCAGAACTTGTTGTCGCTGAAGGGCAGCGTAATCCGAGTCTCCATGTGTTTGCGGATTGCCTACTGTAAAACAACCTAGTGTCATCAGTAAATTCCGCACTTGTAATACTAGCAGCCATAAGCCTGTGTCAATAAAGGATTCTTTGGTGTAACGTCTTTCGAGTCAGTTTGTATAATAGATAAATATGCAGCGTTGTCCCAGTTTATTACGTAATTAACTTTCCAGCCGTAACGCCCCTGTTGAAAATTATATAGTATATTCTGCATTGTGTTGTCTGCATTCCATACGAGAGGGTACAAGTCAGAAAACTTTATACCATACTCTGTGCTAACGTCAGTAGGTGCAGCCATCGTCTTTGATATAATTCCCGGCGTAGTGGAGAACGTGCCGTTAGTGTACATAGATGCCTTAACAGTACCAGCACCAGTAAAGCGCACATAGCCGTCTGGTGACGTAGCAAAATAGATACCGCCAGAGCTAGCTACCGTACCGCTCAATGTTGTAGCACCTACTGCTGCATCAGCCGTTAACGTAAGTATTCCGCCAGTTGCAGTTGTAGTACCAGCAAATGATATTTCTGTGCCACTAGCTAAAGCGTAAGGCAGCGCACTAACGTTCACATTATTATCATACTCAGTTGTGCCTACAGTATAAAAACCACTAGCAGGGGGGCCAGAACCGTTTGGATAATAGCTACCACTGGTGAGCGAAACCGACTTAGACTCCCAAGCACTCACGTTAGAAAACAACGTGCGAAGCTCTAAAGGCTTCTGCTCTACGCGAGGATCACCAGATGCCCAAGCGCGAGTCGTAACTGACGCTTGAAGATGTTTAGCGCCAGAGTAAAACTTTAGCAGTTCACCAGTATCAGTAATAGCATAAAGCTCATGTGCGCTATTAGTGCTGATCTTCGTGAACTGCTTAATAATACCAAAACCATACGAAACGCCGTCAGCATCAAATCCACCAGTTACTATACCACCAGACTCAACCGCATCTGCATCGCTGCCATCTTGATACGTGTCAACAGAAACAAACTTCTTAGACATCGTATCATAAACAACTATAACATTACCATAAGCAGTCCTCATAGAGAACAACCCGTAGTTATCAAACGAAATTGCTGCACTTAACGTACTGTCTTGTACGATGTTCTCAAACAACTTTGCGACACTCATAGAGAACGCACTGTTACGACCCTCGTTACGTAACTGCTGCACAGCGTTAAACGAACGTAACCCCTCCGAGTCTATGAAAGCAAAATCGCCAAGAACATCTATAAACGAAAACTGATTAACAACCGATGCGCCAAACAAATACTTTTTAGAAAACATTGGCTCACCAAACAGCAAACGACTGTTATCTGGTGTAACGGCATACGACGCAGAACCAGTGCCTACAAAGAAACTATCTGTGTTAAGCGGCCCAATGCAGGTAATAGGATCGTAGCTTACAGAGTAACTAATAGCCACAGCCCCACCAACACCTTCGTCAGAAGAAACCTTATCACCATCTGTGTTAATAGCTATAACAAAATCAAGCGGTCTGCCGCTTACGCTGTGGAATATCGTAGTACCGTCAGGGCTAATGATATACAGCTTACCGTTAAAGTACATCATCTGCTTACCAATAGGCACATACTCGCGCTCTACAACACTATCTATCGTTGTATTATGCTCTGCATATGTGCGACACTTACGTACAGACACAAAAGCACTACTGCCCGAAGATTTAAACTCAATGAGATTAGGCTGGTTAATGCCGTCTTGCACAACGATACCTGCAGAAGTTCTAGTGGGCGGCGTCGCTGACGTATCTACAACAACACCAGATGTTGTGCCAGTAGACTTATAAGCAAAGCCTCGGTTACTAGAAGGTACAGACTGAAAGTATATTGTATCAACAGCAGGATCTAGGTAGTAAGAACCTGCTGAGTTCCATAAGTCAACCCACGTATCAGACAGCCGATGCTTGTATTTTGCAACACCAGCCTGTGCTATGATAATAAAATCGCCTACAGCATAAACACCTTGCAACGGCACTCCAGCAGTAAAACCTGTAGTAATCTCTAGCGGTCGCCTAATGGGGCGCAAGTCACCAAAACGATTACGAACATTAAGGCCCAGTTGATACTCGTCCTGACCTATACGAGAATCATCTAGGGCCATGTTCATTCCTCCTACAAAAGAGGTCTGTGAGTAGCTAGCCATGTAAGTTTGTCGTGATTGTGACGTTTAAAAACAGCCTTCTGCTCCTGCCCACGTTCAAGATCAGCTTGCCTACGTGCAAGCGAACGCGAGGCTTTCTTGTCGTGAAGGATTGCTTCTTCTATCTTACCCTGCTCTTCAAGGAACAACTCCATACACTTGCTAACGAGTATGTTATCGTACCCCGGCGCAGGAAATTCATCCGTGTCATTCTGCAAACGCGGAAGCGCCTTCTTATAAAGTATCTGTAACGTATGTGAGTCATCTTCCGCAGCAGACGACGAGAAAGGAAACTCGCTTACATCT